TACCCTTATTGTCATACTATCTTCTTCGAAGTATATATATTCTGGTCCATATTGTAGCAAGGTTGTTTGATCAAATTCATTGATGTCAAAGTTAAAGAAGATACTTGACTCTGGTTTTCTTAAAACACAGTGGTCAACTCCAGTAACCTCTTGAATAACATCTATGATTTCTGATCTATAAATATTTTGATTAATACCAAAGCGAGACGAAAACGCAGTGAGTACAGCGTCTCGTACAGCATCTCGGAGATTTCCATTAGTTCCCGAATATGTAGAGTCTCTAAATATATCAATTTCCAATTGGATAGGAATGGTATAATTTGGTACCACCCAACCAAAAACTGAAAATATATATTTCCGATTTTTATTTTGGACATATACCATTTGGTCTGATTTTGGTGTGATGAATGTAAAAGTCATTGCAGTTGCATCATTAATAACCGCCACATTATTATCTTGTCCAGAAAACGCCCCTTGACCGTTTAGTACTAGATATCTATCATTCAAACTTCCAGAAGATGGTGGGTCTGATAAAATATCAATCACCGGCAATATGTCCACATCATTCAATTGCATATTTTCCATTTCGCCAGTTGTATTCGCCAATTTAAAATTAACAAAGTCTGTTAACATTTTGTAATCTTTAAATACAACTTCGGTTACTAACTTTTGCAAGACTGTTGTTTCGAATTGAGTCTGATCAATAGAATCATACCAAGACTTTTTAATCGCAGGAATGTCGTACACAATCCAACCTGTCGTATCCGTGGTAAATACATTGGAAGTTGAAAAGTCTGATAAATCCTTTCTAAATGTGAATGTGGCTTGATATTGTGCAACCAAACCCTTAGTTGGATGACTTATTGTAAAATAGTAGGTGTTTTCATCTGATGGTAGAACAGTATAATCTGGAAATGTGTATGTAAATTGACCAGCAGTTGAATCATTCACCATGTCATAATCTTGACCAGTCTCTAAAATTTCAATCTCACATTCTGTTAAATCTGCATCTGACTCTGTTGTTCTATATGTGAATACGAATTCGGCACTTTGACCACTCTGAGATATTTCAAGATTGTTGGCCGAAATATCGTAGTCGCTTCCATAACTAGTTACAAGAACTGGAGTAAGTTCGATATCAGTTAGGATATAATTATATGTAGCAACAGTATTTAACTCTTCAAGGTACATATCAAATATGGTATAATATTCTACACCCCGATGTGTTAATACAGTCTTTTTTGGAATATAGTTACTTGTGAATCGATCAAATAAATTTCTAGAAGGCACAATTTCATTATTAAAATTTAATGTTGTAAAAAGTGATATCTCATTAACTTTTATGTCGGATCGTTTTAGAACAGGCAAGGAATTCTGATTTAGTGGTGAATCGTCGATGATCACATTAGCATTTACGTAATCATTTTCAGAAACTAATCTTTCCAATGCAGTAATATTGGTTATAGCATTTCTCCTTATTTCATCTAGAGTCTCTTCATCTTCACCGTTTATAGCTGGTCCAGTGTTTGTAATATCATAATTAACGACTTCGGTTCTACCCGCTACAGTTGTGGTATAAATTCTTTCTCCCTGAGTAACTGTTCCAGCAACAACATTTCCATCTGCGCCCTCTGTTAACTGCGTTGTCACTCTAATTGTTGATCCACCTTGAGGCTGATAACCTATCAATCCGTTTCCAAATTGAATTTTGAATCCATCATCTGTTCTTCTTATTACATATCCTTTTGTTGTTGCCTCCATCAGAAATAAACTAGCAACCTCCGAGTATGTAGTATACCCAGCTTGTCCAGGCTCTCTAACCTCAACTTCAATTTCGGATATTTCACCAGAAACTTCAACTTCTAAAGTGATAAACTGATAAGTCTGAAGGTCTTCATTAACCTGAAATTCTTGAATGTCAGTGTCATACTGTCTAAATGGTAAAACGAAAAAGGCTGTCTGATTGGAAATTGTAACTGGCATATTAAATACTTTTGTTCCCTCTGTTAACACAACAGTGACACTAGCATTATTTGTAACTGTTACTTTAGTCGACCAATATGAACTGAATATAACGTTGTCCGTTCCTTTCACTTGAAATCCCTCTGGAATCGTGAAAGAAGCTACATTATCTTCAAATGTTAGAGGAACTGAAAACAAAACATCTAGGGTTGCTGGTGTTGCCATTTCAGCGCTGTACCCCAAATAGGCGGCGAGATTATAGATAGATTCTGGAAGCTGGGCTTTGGTTAAAAAGAATTCTTTGTAGGTTGCTATTTGGTAAAATAGAACATTTGATGTTATGGTCGATAAAATCTCAACCATAAAAGCTAAGAATGATGATTTAGTTAAATCCACATTCTCAAGTTCCAGATAAGTTTGAAGAAATTCAGTTATCTGATTTCGTATCTGATCTCGACTCTTATATACTTCTTGTGATGTTGTTGTTTCAGCCATTTCTAGGTCTCCAATCTCCTTATATTAGATAGAATCCACTATTTCTATCGTAAAATATATTTTTTAATCTGTCTCTCAGGGTATCATTTTTTACTAGAAGTCTAGTTAAAAATGTCGAATTTTGAACGGTATGTATTCTCTTATCATAATCAAAGAAAACATATGTGTCCTGAACTTGACTGTTTAATTGAGTCTCGGTGATACTCTGCTCAATCTTAACTTTGATTTTCCAAAATGTGAAATCTGTATTTACTGATTTTTCTCTTCCAGTGACATTAAAAATTGGATAGGTGTCATTGTTTGGTCGTAGGAAATCCTGCTCAAATTTTATTTTGTCGTTTGCCAATGGAGTTATACCATAGATACTTGGTATCACAAAAGTCGTTTCATTTTCTTTCAGTAGCCCTATATCCTGACCATCAAATGCCGTTGATATTTCTTCTGTATAGTATATAGGAAGCAACAAAATCTTGTTCCATCTGATACCGCTATATTCACCAACTCTATCATAGGCTCCAGCAAACATGTCTTCGTCTTCCCATATTGTTTCTGGACCATCAATGTGGTAATAAGTACATAAAAACGAGACGACTTGATCAGCATATATCTCGTATACCATTCTCTGGTATTCATTGATATATTCATAGACGTTGTTAAATTTATAGTTTGGATTAAGTGTTGACATTAAAAGCCTCGCGTCTCTATGGGTACTGTTGTGTCGTCAAATTTTACAGATATTTCACCACGCTCTCCCTCGAAACCACATTCAACATTAACATTGAAACCCTTTTTATTTGGAAGCATTACAACAGTGATATTCAAAATCTCCCCCCTCGTATCATAATTCTGAATTCGAGTTTGAACTTCACTTTTTATTGATTCCACTGTTCCAGCATCAGCGGGTTCAAATATAAGTTTAAATAGATTACTCCCAAAATTGGGGTCAGCAATATATGACCCCAATGGAGTTATTAGAATGTTATTCCAAGAGTTTAAAATAACATCAATATCTCTGATTCGCTTAAAGTCCCCAATAGAGGATATATATGGAATGAAGTCATGAGGTTGTGTGTCTGACCCTCTAACTTCTTTAACGAATCTTTCTAATATATTAGCCATTTTTCAACTCCTTGAGTAGATTTTCTTTATCTTGTTCAAGTTTAGTTTTCCACTTGAGCATATTTTTAAACTTCTGAACTGGCATATTGGTGATCGTATCATATGGCTGTTTGAGAAGTTCAACACCAGTAAGAACCTCGTCTTCCCAATTTTTTCTGAACTTCTCTATATCTTCGTCACTAGTCGATTGTGTGTACCATGCGAAAAAAGTTGTCGACCAAATCCAGGTCGATCACATCCTCCTCTCCGCAGTGTGGACAATTCACACGAGTGTTTAGCTGAATACCATACTTACCCATCTTTTCCCTATACTCATTAAAGATAGCTCTTTTATCTTTTGGTGGCATAGCTCTATAAGCATCTACAATATCTTCTCTGCTTGAATAAATATTTGAATCCTCGCCTTCAGAGTTCTCGGTGATACTTTTAATGATCAACGTTTCCGTTAGAACATCAAGCATCTTTGAGTTATTTCCACTCAATTTCATGATATCTCGTTCGTCTTGTAGTGTTGGCTGTCTAATTGTGACAAATACACCATCCAGTATTGGAAGTTTAACATTATGAGTTTCCGTTAAGATTTTTCGATCATCTGGAAAAGGGTCCATTGAAAACGATTCTGAAATTCTTAAGGTAACTGCATGGTTTTTCCTACAAGAGCCACATGAAACATCATAGTTTCTAACTTCTTCATAGGTTACGTGATACAAACCATAAAGTATCGCATCCCGATCTTTCATCGTACAACTAGTTAGAAAGTCTTCAAAGGTCTTAATATTTTCTGGTTTAACAACGATACAATCCCAAATACATCTGTTCAAATGATCTGTAACAGAAGAGGGGGAAATCAAACTCCCTTTCATTCTTTCCTCCTCTTGAACTGTCAATGATCTCAGTCTAAAAGACTGGTTAGTCTGAGGTGTGATGACCTCATACTCAGGGTACTTTTGTTTAAATCCCATAAACATGATAATTTCTCCTTTCGGTTCCCCGTTTTATTAGTTATTCTTAAATTAGATTTTAAGTTCCAGCACTAATTCTATTACCATAATTTTCGATTGTTGCTTTAGCTGCATATACGTCATCAGCCAAGGATTGACATTTGGTTTTTACCCACTCTTCATGCCATACATAATCCACGTTGAACTCAACTTCGATATCAAGACGTCCTACCGTCTCAACATCACTGGTGAACAGGTCTTGTGGATCTTTTGTTGGGAAAACGCCATCATAAGCAGCATAATATTCAACTTGTTTTCCATCTGGAGCTGTAGTCCAATAATACAGAATACAAGCATACGCTGCTTTCGTATATCCAGATAGACTTGCTGTATCTTGTAGATTTGATACACCAGTTCTATAATCGCGTATCATTTTAACCCATCCGTGCATAATATTTGTGGTTGGCAACCCGTTAAACTCCAAGAATTTTACGGATACTGTGTTACCGTAGTCAATGTTTCCAGGAACTGCCCACTTAATACCACCAAGACCAGTGTATTCGATCTTGTTTAGTGTTCCACCTGGAGGTGTAACAGAAAGACATGCACCAGCAAGATATTGACTTAGGTTTCTAGGGTCATCGAAGCCAGTGTAGTCGGTAAGCCCAGTTGGTAGCGCTGCAACGTAAATGAAGTGGTATCCAGTTACATATGGATCTGCAACACCAGTAATCGTACCACCAAAGTTGCGTGATAAACGATTGTTAGGGACTTTTGCAAAAGAATTTTTTAGAGCCATCTTTATATCCTCCGTTTGTTATAAACTCTTCTCTCTCTTTTTAATCTGAGTCATTACATCATTCCAATTTCCATTTTTTATATAAACCGCTTTATCGTCTATATAAAAATCAGCGGCAATTTTATCGCCTGTTATTTTATCAAAATAAATCCCATGGTTCGTGAGATAATTTTTTACGTTTTGTATTTCGTCTTCCACATCATAGTTATAATGTTGTGCGTTTCCCAGACTAGCTCTGGTTGTGTATATTACAATTTCATATCCCATATCTTTTAATTTATCAATGGATTTTTTAGCTCCTTCATACGGTGGATCTTCCAACTTTCCATCATTCCAACCTTTCTTATATGGATGAATTGTTTTATCCAAGTCAATCATCACTCTCTGAATTTTGTCCTCTTCTTCGAGAGTCTCTTTCTTTTTCTTTTTCTTTTTTTCAATTGGTGGATGCATAGAATCTATGGCAAAACCTCCAACAGCCTCATCAGCTATTGACTTTATATCATCATAAAATTCGTCAAGAATTTTTTTGAAGGTCTTTATATCCATGCACGAATCTCCATAACTGTATTTTAATTTTGTTCTATCTTTTACACGAATTCCTGTACCTATATATATTAATAAATGAGCAGACGAAATTGTCTTCTTAAAATATCTAGATAGCATACTAATTGGTATGCCATAAAAATTTTTTGTTGAGGAGGTGATTGAATACTTGGTCACTGAAGACACAATCAAACAATTCACCAACACCTTTTCAGGTTATATTCAACAGGGGTTCGCACGTTGGGAAACCCTACCAAGGAAGCCCAGAAACATTGTTGCTGGTGCTGCATGCCTTGTTGGTTGCTTGGCCATGCCAAAACTATTTTTTATTGCAACTGCATCTTCAGTCTTTGCTGGTAGACATTTATATCTAAGTGAGGAGAATGAAGTGCAGGAAGATCCAAAACCAGATTCAGATCCAGATTCTGAGTTCGGTCATCCCTAATCACTGTTGAATGGGGTCACTTTCAACAGTGACCCCATATCAACATTACCTTTTTTTGTCTTATTTAATGAAGAAGTTCAGTTCAATTCTTTCAACAACGCGAGTTGGTGTAAGTGTTACATTGACATGAAAGGTTTTGGTTTTTCTTTCATAATCTGTTGCACTTACCTCAACTTGATAGTCATCAAGACCTCTTCTATTTTTGATAACTTCCAAAAAGTCAGTTACTTGAGAACCAACCTGACCCCACGTAATTTCATCATTTTGTTCAAAAATGAAGAAACGACAATACTGTTCAAGAGCTCTCTTGCAGAATAGAACCAATCTAACAATATTCAGATCCTGCAATGCACTTGGTTTGGCCTGAGATGTCAACTGGCCCCAAACAACATAACCTTGTGCAAACTTGACAATTGGATTCAATTGTTTCAAGTACATCTGATCTCTCTGAGTCAATCGAGGGTTGTATCTAAGTTCCTTAATGCTATCGATTGAAGCCCTATTAAAACCAGCTGCCGCATACCAGATTTCAGCCACATTGTCGTTTCTAGGAATAATGTACGACATATGGTAAATTGGTGAAAACCAGACATCGGCTCCAGTGAATGGATCAGAAACTTTATTAAACGATTCATACATAGAAATATAAAAATTGTTGAACGTATTTGTGTTATTTCTGGTCGATAGAGCATTATTCACTGTGCTATTATCACCATTGTCGATGATTCCAACACAATCTTTTCTTGTCTGGCACAGTGTACTGATAGCAGTTTTTACATCAGCTGGATAACCAGCATCGTACACAAGTGAAAAATAAACCAATTCTTCATCCAGCAAATCATCATCGATAATTCCACCGTAGGATTGCTCTAGAAGAGTTTCAGCTTCACTTGAATCGACTGCGCCAGTTGCCGTTCTAAGAGCGCCTTCAGAACCCTTTCTTAGTGGAACAGGAGTTGAAGATGTAAAAGCATCAGCAACAGAAGCTTTTGATTCACGAATGAAATATGTGATAGGATCAGTGGTTACAAAAGAACCCGTATCTTCATTCCATCCAGGAGTGGCTCCAGTTAGAACTCTTGTTGGGTAGACTGTGATTTCTTCGTTGTCCACTCCAGAAGCAGCTCCTAACCAACCCCAAATTTGATGGCCTCTAGCATCCTTTGCAATAATAACGTAATTGGCATTTCCAGTAGCTGGAGATTTTTCCCAATCTGAAAAATCTTGTTTATCGTCGGAGATTGTTCCATTGGAGATATCAACATCAACTGTACCAATTTCATTATCATAATTTTTAGCAATCAGTTTATAACCGTCTGTATACTCACCATTTGATAGTTCCATTTCAGCTCTCAAAACACTAGAATAAGTTTCAAGGACTGACACGATAAATATGGAATCTCCCCCGCTATCTACCGCATTTGGATCAAACGACACCGAGAAAGACTCAATAATAACATCATCACCATCCGATTGTCTTTCATAGATATCCATTGTATAAACGCCATCTTGAAGTGGGTTTGCAGCCTCTAAGAATCTAACACCGATTCCATTGTAATAATCCCCTCTTCCGATTGGGTACAAGAATGCCAATGGTTTAGTGTCGGCAGCTGTTGCTAGGTTTGTTTTTAATTCACCTTTAGTGTTAAGGCTTCCAACCCAACTAATAGAGATAGATGTAGTCGCATCCCCACTTGCCAACTGAGTGTCAATTCTCATATTCGCAAATGTAGCGTCATCTGGAAGACATCTCATCCAATATAGAGCTCCAGATTCACCTAAATGGTTGTACGCAATATATGGCCCTTGACCATAATTCTTTCCGTAATCTGTGATATTTGGTTCACCCCACTCAGAAACAAATTCTGCACGGGAACCCACGAAAATTAATTCGTTGTCTCGACCTTTTCTTGAATAACCAGCAAGCATTCCAATCGATGATGGAACAACCTGCACAAAGGTTGAAAGGTCTATAATTTTTGTAAAAACGCCTGGTGAGACATTCATGTTAATATCCTCCGTTATCAAGTAATAGATTTTTTTCTTTTAAATTCAATGATTTTTTTGCTCTAAATATAATCTTCCTTGATAACTGATTACCTCGTAATATTGTGGCGTTCAATAACCTTAAATATTTTTTCCACAAATTTCTGTTATAATTTGTTTTTGAGTGACAAGAAACACATAAATACATCAGGTTTCGTCGCCTGTTATCTTTTTTTATATAATTTATATGATGTAGGTTCTTATAGAATCTACCTTCTAATTTACTTAAACAAATACAGCATAAGTAAGACTGTTCTTTTAAAATTTGTTGTCTATACGTTATATCAAAAAATTTGTCGTTATATTCAGTATGATAATTTCTTGGTTTTACGGGTTTTCGAATTTTATTTTTGATAATTTCCGCTCTTTCGTAACCATACATTTCTTCATATGTTTTACCTAATTTGTTTCGTCTGAGAGTATCTATGGTTTTTTGTGTGTGCCTTTTTCCGTAAAAAGGATTTCCTACACCCATATTTTTAATGGACAAAATTTTAGATATTTGGTTCTTTAATTTTATAGCTTTACTATCCCCATGAATTTCTTCATATGTTTTTCCTTTATTTGGTCCACCTTGTCTTCTTGTCCAGTGATTATCTCCCTTTGTTGAGTTTGTTCTCTTCCTTAAAACAAATTTACTTTTTGAAACGCATTTATTAGAACAGAATTTATAATAACCCAAAGAAATGTTTTTGTAGTTTGTCTCTTCGCCACAAAAACATATACCCTCACTACAATCTTTTAAGTAAGCATCATAATATTCCTTACTTGTTATTTTATGAGATTGTGAAAAATGTCTTTGTAATGATAGTAAATTCTTGAATGTTCTTTCACATATTTCACATTGTTCACCCATTTTTATGTGTAAATGTACCAAATAAAAACAATTCGTCTGTCTGATGTTTTTATTAATGTTGGAAAAGTCACCCTAGAAAATAGGCTATATTGTCCATTATACCCTGGACTTCTGGATGCTGCACTATATAAACCCGCCTCACTTATCTGTTGTCCATTTGCTAATGCAGTTCCTAAAGTTACTGTCACTTTTCCGATTAACCATTTATCTTCGTTGTTAACATCTCTTTCAAATACAACACTGTCAAAGGGATACTTGTAATATCCTGTCGATGGATAATCTCCACCAGCTACATGATAATCGCCAGCAGAGGAGTCTGTTGCACTAATCATAACCAAGGAGTTTAGGTCCGTATCCGTCAATGTTGGTGGAGTTGGAACCAATGGATCGGCTGGTCTAACCCCACCAGAACCGAAACCGATCCAGGAAATAAATTCATCTTTTGTTGGTGTGGCACTTGCATTATTAGCGTCAAAGATTCGTTGGACTACCATTTCACGCCCAAGATAAACAATTAAATTACTCTTGTTTATCAGTTTCTTCTGTCCAGTTTTTGGATCTTCTTCATAAATTTCGACCCACCCCTTTGGTCTTCTTGGGTCAGAATTGTTTTGGAATGATGAATCGCCTAAACAGTTGTCTCCATATTTTTCAGTGGCCACAACTTCGATAGTTTTCTTCTTAGATGAATTTGTCATGATTATATATCCCTTTAAAATTGTCGTTCTATTTCTATTTATTTTTTGTTCTACTTTTTTTTGAAATTAGTGAAATCATCTATATATATTAATATATAATAAACCACCAAAGGAGGGTTCTTGTCATGATAAAAATAATTGGCATCATACTATTAATTTGGCTAGGGCTATCAATCGTCAAATGGGGAATAAATTGTGCCGTAAGAATGTATCTTGTGTGGAGGATAAAGAAATGTTAACACTATTTATCGTATTATCAACACTGGTCGTTGAAGGGATCATATTTTGGGTGGGAACGAAATACGACATGTTTCCGCAGAAAAAACGATATAAAAATAATATCTAAAAGAAAGGCGAGATCATTCCGTGAATCTCGCCTTTCTTTTTTTGCCTTATATTTTCTTCATTCTCATATGAGGAACCTTATCAAAAGATTTTACGTGATATGCTTCAAGGTCATCCTCAATTTTGTATCCAGTGATTCCGCTGACGTCTTGTAGATCAACTCTCATCGAATTGATACCATCTTTTCGAACAACGTAGACATTTTGTGAGGCTCTCGTAGAAAGTTGTAGGCCGTGATCAGAATAATCATTGCCGCCACACAAACTTCCAGAACGAGCATGGAGATCAGTAATCTGAGCAGCATGATAGTGGCCCCAGATTACATAGTGAATCTTTTCTTCGATATGATCAGTCCATTTCGACTTAATTTTCTGAACCTGCGTTGATACGTTTCCATTTTTAATTGAATGACCATGAATGATTAGTATATTTTTATCTAACACTTTAACAACGTGTTCTTGTATTGGTTTATTCAAGAAGGTCATTCCTTTATTGGATCTAAACATCATACGCAACATTTCAAAAATCATTGTATCATAATTATCAGAGACAGCCATATCACTATGACCCATCTCCTGTGAAATACGACTTTCGTTTCCACTGACGTAGGTTACAGATACATTGAAATTCCTGTTCAGGTCTACTAGAAATTGCTCAAGCAGAATCGTTGCCAAAACAGATGCTCTGGCTCGATTGGTTGCCATATTCATCAGCTCATCCAATCTTCGATCCGAATTGATTAGATCACCAGTCATTGCAACTAGAACTTTCTTCACTTTATAAGCTCCAAAAATTCTTTTAGACTCTAAAGCAAATTTCTTCAATCTTTGAGCAGCAACCGAGAAGTCATACTGATTATGTTGCATGTTGATGAGTTCATTGAAATGGGCATCGCTAAGTTGGATGATACCTTCAGCTCCAGGATTGTAGGTTCTATGGATTATAGGTTTGTACAACCCACGACCTTCAAGGGCCATGGTCAACTCAGATACATAATCGCCTATAGCACTCGCATATCTGAATTCCGATCTCAATTTTCTTTCGACTCGTTGTTGGTCTCTAAGTCTCTGATTCTTCATTTCAAGACTAAGAGCTTGTTGTGACATGCTTTCCGTAGTAACATTGTCGAGTAAATGTCCATAAGACTTGACTGTCTGACGAACATATCTCGTGCTGCAATCTAATTGCTTAGATATGGTAATGTGACTTACCCCTTGAGACTTTAACTCAAGAATTTCAATTTGTAGATCTGATAAACTTACATCTTCAGGTGGTGTAAAAAAGCTTTGCATAAAATTTCTCCTGTAGTGAATTTGCCGTTTAATCTGTCTTCTTAATTAATTTTTTACTGTGAAGAATTTTAATTAGTTCTGGTGATGGATTTTTAACTTCTTTTAATAAAGTATTTGCAAGACCCTGGATACTATATGTAGAAATTTTGTTTCCCAGTTCTTGATTTGTAAAATCCGTTAGCACATAATTTATGCACTCATGAACTAAGTCTAATGGAACCATTACTTCTTTCACCAACTTTTCTTTTGTTTCTACTGTCATAATTTCTCCTTACAGATATTTTCAGCGTTTATTATTTGTTATAACTTTCTGAAAATTATTCTCGTTTATCCTAATATGTGTAATCTTGATATCCACCATCATCAAATTCAATTTTTGTTACTTGGAAATTATCTCCAGCAAAGTTACCAACGGTTAAGTGATGTATATCCCCAACACTTCCACCAAATGTAAGTGAAACAACGTTTACACCATCTGATAGAAAATTAGCTTGACCGATAATGTCATCATCCACGTCAGAAAGAACTATAGACATAAATGATCCACCATAACCAGATGTGGTTACTCTAAGATTTGTAGGTGTGAAGCCATTAGGCCAAGTTGCTGAATCTTTGGGAGCTACCTCTAACATGACAAACTCTTCGCCAGAACCCGTGAATCTTTCCGCAGATACCCATGCAGATCCATTCCAGGAAGTAAATCCATCTTGGCCTGGATTGTCTTGATTATATGGCACCCACAGTGGGGTTGATGTGCTGTCTGCCGATACAGAACTAGAACTTGAGCTAGACTCAGAACTAGAACTTGAACTAGAGCTGCTTGACGAACTCGATGAACTAGAACTAGATGATGAACTACTGGAAGAGCTTGAACTTGAACTTGATGAACTTGAACTTGATGAACTTGAACTTGATGAACTTGAACTTGATGA